CGTCATCGACGCGCTGCGCTACGCCTGCGAGAGCGCGCGCCGAGCTGCAGCTGCGCCCAGCTTCGCGCCCAAGAAGACCTTCGAGCGACCCAACATCGGCTTCACCGGATGAGCATCACCCAGGACCCCTACCAACGAGCGCGCGAGTGCTGGCAGGACGCTGTCGACGCCGGCAACGAAGAGCGCGCCCGCATGGTCGAGGACCTGAAGTTCTCCAACCCGGTCGAGCCCGAGCAGTGGGACGCCAAGGTCAAGCTCGCGCGCGAGCAGTCGGCCGGCGGCGCGCGGCCGACGTACGCGTTCGACCAGACCAACCAGTACATCGCCCAGGTCGTCAACGACGCGCGCAAGAACAAGCCGCAGATCCAGACGATCCCCAGCTCGAGCGGCGCGCGCCAGGAGGTGAGCGAGGCGCTCGACGGCCTCATCCGCCAGATCGAGTACGCCTCGTCGGCCTCCATCGCGTACGACACCGCGGTCGAGCAGGCCGCGCGGATCGGCCTCGGCTGGCTGCGCTGGGTGCCGACCCTGGTCGACGGCGCCTACAACGAGCAGGAGCCGCGCATCCTGTCGATCCAGGACGCGCTCGCGGTGCGCTACGACCCGAGCTTCGTCTCGCCCGACGGGCAGGACCAGGAGTACGGCTTCGTGGAGTCGCGCCTGGCCGAGCGCGCGTTTAAACGCAAGTACCCGGGCCGCAAGACTGCGTGGCAGGGCGACGACGCGGACTGGGGCGACGACAAGCAGGGCATCCGGATCTGCGAGTACTTCTACCGCGAGGAGACCAGCACCAACATGCTGCTCGTCTCGCACCCGGATGACCCGGCCGGCGCGAAGCACGCGATCAGCGAGCAGGACTACTGGGACGCCGCCAAGTCCACCGGCGTGCGCATGCCGTACCACTCGCAGTTCAAGCAGAAGTCCACGCGCGTGATGTGGGCCAAGATGGACGGCGACGACTTCCTCGAGGACCCGGTCGAGTTCCCGTGCAGCTCGATCCCGCTCTACCCGGTCTTTGGCTACGTGATCTGGATCGAGGGCAAGCGCTACATCTGCGGCATGACGCGCCGCATGATGCAGGGCCAGCGCGCCTACAACCTCGAGCGCTGCACCGAGCTGGAGTGGATGAGCAAGCAGCCGAAGTCGCCGTACCTGGTGGCGTGGCAGTCGGTCGCGAACCACCAGAAGGAGTGGCAAGGCGCGCACGAGGGCAACGACGTCTACCTGCCCTACGACCACCTCGACGGGCAGATGAATCCGCTGCCGGGGCCGACGCGGCTGAACCCGCCGCAGCCCGGCGCCGCGTTCACCGACCTCGGGCAGAAGGGCATCGCCGACCTGCAGGCCTCGGTGGGCATGTACCGCGCCAACCTCGGCGCGCCGAGCAACGAGACCTCGGGCCTCGCGATCCGCCGGCGCGAGGAGCAGGGCGACACCGCCAACTTCCACTACATCGACAACACCACGCGCACGCTCACGCGGCTCGGGCGCGACCTGGTCGAGGCGATCCCGCGCCTGTACACGTCGCGCCGCGCCGCGACCGTGCTCGGGCTCGACGGCACCGCCGAGCAGATCCACATCAACCCCGGCCTCGGCGGCCAGCAGCCGTTCAAGAAGCAGGGCAAGAAGGTGGTCGAGATCAACCTCTCGACGGGTCAGTACGACGTCCGCTGCAAGGCGGGTCCTGCCTACGCGTCGCTGCGCGAGGAGACCGCCGACGCGCTCACGCGCATCGTCTCCAGCTCTCCGCAGCTGATGACGGTGCTGGGGCCGATGTGGGCGCGCATGCAGGACTGGCCCGAGGCCGAGCACCTCTCGAAGCTGCTGCTCGCCATCGCGCCGCCGCCGATCCAGGCGGTCGAGGCCGACGAGAGCGACATCAGCCCGGTGGCGATGGCGCAGATCGAGGCCGCCAAGCAGCAGATCGCGCAGCTGCAGGCGCAGGTCCAGCACCTCGCCGAGGCGCTCACCAACGCCGCGCAGCAGCACGAGAAGGCCGAGCAGCTGATCCACAACCACGACAACCAGGCCGCGGTGAAGCAGAACGCGAACCTGATCGCCAAGTACCAGGCCGAGACCGACCGGCTCAAGCTGATGGCCCCGTACCTGGGGCAGCAGGCAGTCGCTGCGGTCGTCATGCAGCTGCTGCAGTCCACGCTCGAGAACAACACGCTCGAGAACACGGTGCCGATGCCGACGCAGGTCACGAGCATGCCGGCGCAGGCGCCAGAGGGCTTCACCGCCGCAGCCGGCGGCCCGCCGGGCACGCCCGTGCCGCCGCAGGCTCCGACGCCGCCGCAGGTGGCGCAGCAGGCGCCGAACTGAGTTCCACACGCTGACTGCCGGCGGCGTTTAAACGTCCGGCTGATACCTTCAAGGTGCTACCCATGTCCGAAGTCGCCGAGGCCTCACCCGCCCCGACCAAAGCCGCTCCTGTCGCGGCTCAAATCCAGACAGAGTCCGCTGATTCGCCCCGCCTCGCGGAACGGGAATCGCTCCCCGACGATGCTGCCTCGAAAGAGGACGGCGAACAGGGTGACGCTCGGCCGCCGAAGACCGCCGAGCAGAGAGAACTCGAGACACTGCGCCGCCAGCGCGCTCGCCAGGAACGCGTCAACGCGCGACTCTGGGCCGAGAACGAGGCAATGCGACAGCGAGGTCAGCAGGCCGCCTCACCCGCGCCCGCAGACCCCCAGTCGGAGGAGCGCGTCCAGGTCACGAGGAGAGACTTCGAAGCCGCCGCCACTGCTCGTGGGCAACAGCTCGCGCAGCAGATGACCGCAGAGACGAGGCTCGCCGAACGCTGCAACTCGCTGCTCGATGTCGGGACCAAGATGGACCCGAAATTCGACCAGGCCGTTGTCAACGTCGGCGCCGAGCTGCCGCTCTTCGACCGCGGTGGTCAGCCCACGCCGGCGCTCGAGGAGATCCTCGACTCGCCGCAGGCGGCGAAGCTCATCCTGCACCTGAACGAGAACCCCGACGTCGCCGCGGAACTCGCCGATCTCTCGCCGCGACAACTCACGCGCAGGCTCATCGCCATCGAGGCCGGGCTTGCCAAACCCGCACGCGAGGTCAGCACCGCGCCGCGTCCGCTCGAGCCCGAGCGCGCCGCAGCACGTGCAACCGCCGCGCCGGACCCGGGCAAGAACCCCGAGGCCTGGCGCGAGTGGCGCAACAAGACCTCGAAGGTCCGCTAGGACCGCAACCCCCACGCAGGGCCCTCCGGGGCCCTTCGCTTTTTTAGGAACCCATCGTGTCCAACGCACTCATCACCAGCACCGAGATCACGCAGGAAATGCTGCGTGTTCTCCACAACCGGTCTGCCATGCTCGGCAAGATCACCACCGACTACCAGGCCGACTTCGGCAAGAAGGGCGAGAAGGTCGGCTCGACCATCTACGTCCGCCGCCCGGCGCAGTACACCGTCCGCTCGGGCGCGGTCGCGAACGTCCAGGACGTGACCGAGTCGAGCGTGCCGCTCGTGATCCAGCCGGAATTCGGCATCGATTTCGCCTTCAGCGACTTCGACCTGTCGCTCACGCTCGACCGCTTCAGCGAGCGCTACATCGTCCCGGCGGCCAAGCGCCTGGCGACCGAGCTGGACGTGCGCATCGTCACCGCGATGCTGCAGAGCGTCGGCAACAGCGTCGGCGTCCCGGGCACGCCGCCGGCGTCGCAGCAGGCCGCGCAGAAGCTCGCGCTCGACGCCGGTGTCATGCTCACCAACAACGCCGCCGACCGTGCGGATCGCCAGCTGGTGACGACGCCCACCGCGCAGGCCAACCTGCTGCAGTACCTCAACCTCGGCTTCAACAGCCAGAAGACCATCGGTGCGCAGTACGACGACGGCACGATTGGCCGCGCGCTCGGCTGGAACTGGCAGGACTCGCAGAACATGGTCAACCAGGCGGTCGGCCCTCTCGGCGGCACGCCTCTGGTCAACGGCGCGAACCAGGGCCTGACCAACGCCGGCACGACCGACAACCCGTACGGTGCCACGACCGCGCTGCTGACCAAGGGCTGGACCGCTGCGGCGGCTGCGCGCCTGGTGGTCGGCGACGTGTTCACCATCGCGGGCGTGTTCGCGGTCAACCCCGAGAACAAGCAGTCGCTCGGCACGCTGCGCCAGTTCGTCGTGACGGCCAACTTCTCGTCGGACGCCTCGGGCAACGGCTCGGTGACGATCTCGCCCGCGATCATCGCCGGCGGTGCGTTCCAGAACGTCACCGCGCGCCCGGCCGACGGCGCCGCGATCACGGTCCTCGGCACTGCCAGCACCAGCTACCCGGTGAGCCTGGGCTTCGTCAAGGAAGCCTTCACGATGGCGACGGTGCCGCTCGAGCTGCCGAACGGGATGGACATGGCCTCGCGCGCCCAGTCCGACGGCGTGTCGATCCGCTTCGTCCGCGGCTTCGACATCACCAACAACCGCCGCATCTCGCGCTTCGACATCCTGGCCGGCTACGCGGCCGTGCGTCCGGAGTGGGCGACCCGCATCTACGCGGGCTGATCCTCGGGAGAGGCAACGTCCGTGGGGGCCGTCGCTAGGGCGATGGCCGCTCACCGGGGGACACGGTAACCCCCGCCTGACAACACCTCGAGCGACGCATGGCGACCGACTTCACCCTAAGCTGCGCGGCGGCGGCGCTGTACCCCGGCACGGCGTCGGCGCTGTTCACGCTCGCGCTCGACGCAGCTGCAGGGTCCAACGTCAGCTTCGCGCTCAGTGACGGCGGCGCCGGCGGCTCGTTCGCCTCGACGCCGACGGTGATCACGACCGGCAACACGCTCGGCTACTTCACCTACACGCCCGCCGCGAGCGCGGCCGGCGGCGCGCTCATCACGATCACCGCGGTCGCCTCGGGCGGCCTGGTGAAGACGCACGCGCTCGCGCTGCCGATCAACTACCCCTTCAGCGGCAACAACGCGACCGAGATCATGGACGGGGCGCTCGGCATGCTCGGCGTGCTCGCGGCCGGCGAGCCGATCCCGGGCGAGCGGCTCGCGCAGGGCCTGCACCGGCTCAACGACCTGGTCGACGCGATGCGCACCGACGCGCTCTTCGCGCACGGGACCGAGACCGTGACCGGCACGCTCAAGGCGGGCGTGCGCTCGCTGCTGATCGGTCCCTCGGGCGACCTCGTGACTCTGCTGTCGCCGGTCGAGATCCTCGACGGCTCCTTCTTCAGCGTCGGCACGCTCGACTACCCGATGCGCGCGGTCCCGCAGGGTGCGTACAACGACATCGCCTACAAGCACTACAACACCATCGGGCCCGAGGAGTACTGGTTCAACGCCGGCACCCCGAACGCCACGATCAGCTTCTTCCCGCAGGCCGCGAGCGACGTGCCGCTGTCGCTGCAGGTGCGCACCGAGCTGGTCAAGTTCGCCGACCCGACGACGCGCTACGGCCTGCCGCCGGGCTACAAGCGCATGCTCTCGCTGCAGCTCGCCAACGACTGGGGCCCGACCTTCCGGCGCGCGCTCACGCCGGCGCAGGAGACGCAGCGCCAGGCCGCGGTGTACGGCGTGCAGCGCGCCAACCACTCGACGCCTGCGGTGCGCCCGCGCCCGCGCGGCAACATCCTGATCGGCTGGGAGAGCTAGGTGCCCGACTCGCCCTTCATCGGCCCGACCTACCCGCTGAAGAGCCGCTCGACTTCGGTCGCGCGCACGCTCAACCTGATGCCGGTGCGCCAGGACCCCGGCAACGAGCGCAGCTCGTGGGTCTTCAAGGACGTCCCCGGGCTCGTCAACGTCAACACCTCGCTCGCCCCGTCGCTCTTCGTCCCGTGCGATCTGCTGCTGCACTTCGACCGGGTCACGCCGGCGAACTGGCTCGACTACAGCACCAACAGGCGACCGCTGACGATCAACCAGCTCTCCACGAGCACGCTCTCGTCGGTCGCGGGCCAGTTTGGCGGCCGGGCGGCGATGTTCAACCAAGCGTACCCGGGCGGTCGCGCCAACCCGACGCCGCCGACCTTCGACTCGCAGGCCTACATTGACTGCGGCGGCCCCGACATCGACTTCGGCGAGAACGACTTCTTCATCTCGTTCTGGGTGAACTTCTCGGTCCTGCCGACCGACGGGTACTCGGTCCTGAGCGACACCAACATCGTGAACGGCTCGCCCGGCCACACCTGGGGCTGGTACATCGAGATGACGTATGTGGGGGGGCCGCTTCAACTGTTCCTCGAGGTCATCACCAACGCGGCGGCGAAGCAGGTGGCCTGCACTCCGATCCGCGACGGCGCATGGCACCACTACGCCTTCTCGCGCAAAGGGCAGTGGTTGTCGTCGTACATCGACGGCGTGAGGGCCAACACCTCGACGGTGTTTGGCGTCCCCGGCTCGGCCGACTCCATCGTGACACCCATTGCCGGCGGCCACCTGCGCGTCGGCGCCTACAACGGCTACGGCGATAGCCACACCATCGACGGCTTCCAGGGCGCGCTCGAGGAGATCTACGTCAAC